GTCGAGCCTAGTGATTCAGCGGCAGCGGAACCCACTGGCCTACTTGACAACGTAGAGCCAACTGATGATAACGCTCCCGCTGAGAAGGAAACCACGGTTGAGCACCGTGCAGCAGACTCCATTCCTGACGACGAACCGGTTGACCGCCCGGACTGGTGGCCTGAGAACTTTTGGAAGAAAGACAAGAATGAGCCTGATCTTGAGGGCATGGCAAAGTCTTGGAAGGACATGCGTAAGCTGGTCAGCCAAGGTAAGCATAAGGCCCCGCCTGACGGCAAGTATGACCTATCTGCGTTTGGCGAAGATGCGGATAAGCGCCCGATGGTCCCCATGTTTACAGAGTGGGCTGCAAAGAATGGCGTCTCTCAAGCTGCATTTGACGAGCTGGCTCGTGAAATAACAGCCAAGGCAGACGAGATGGCCGGTGCGCCATCCTTTGACATGGAGGCTGAACGCAAGGCTTTAGGTCCAAATGCCAACGCCATTATTAATGGAATGGTCGATTGGGCCAGAGGGCTTGTCAATAAGGGCGTATGGTCGCCTGAAGACTTTGAAGAGTTTAAGATCATGGGGGGAACCGCCCGTGGAATGCAAGCTTTGTCAAAGATTCGGGCTGCTTACGAAGGCAGAATCCCTACGGGCAAGGAAGAGGTTGACGGAATGCCAACAGACCTAGAGCTGCAAGCTATGGTTGGCGATCCAAAGTATGAAAGCGATCCTGCGTACCGCCAGAAGGTTGAGCGGCTATTCCAGCAGAGATACGGCTAAGGCTCCTTCCCTCGTACCGGCGAGGTTTGCCCAGCTTCGGCTGGGCTTTTTTTTACAAAAAACTATTGACAGGGCTTGCTTTATAGGCAAAGTTGATTAGAATGTGTTACCGAGGCATATCAGATTACCGACCCTCAGATGGTTGTACCCAACTGGCTGGCACCCTACTGCAAGCAAACGGCCCGGTTTCCCGGCTCACCGACAGCGAGAACTCTCTTTATAACTTTGTCAAAAGGTAACTCAAATGGCTATTAATCTGTCTACAGCCTTTGTAACCCTGTTTGATGCGGAAGTTAAGCAAGCCTATCAGGCTTCGGCGGTTCTCCGTCCTGCTGTCCGTGTCCGTTCGGGTGTCGAAGGTTCCACCTACAAATTCCCTAAGATCGGCAAAGGTGTTGCTCAGGTCCGCATTCCTCAGACTGATGTAACCCCTCTGAATGTGACCTACTCGCAAGTGACCGCGACTCTGAGCGACTACATCGCTGCTGAGTATTCGGACATCTTCATGCAGGCTAAGGTCAACTTCGACGAGCGTCGTGAGCTGGTGAAGGTTGTCTCGAATGCAATCGGTCGTCGTCAGGATCAACTGATTCTGGACGCACTGACTGCTTCCTCGACTTCCCTGACCGTCTCGAACGACATCGGTGGTTCTGACACCAACATGAACGTGGCTAAGCTGCGTGAAGCTAAGAAGAAGCTGGATGCTGGCAACGTGCCTATGGATGGCCGCCACATCATCATCCACGCTAACTCGCTGGCTTCGCTGCTGTCTGAGACCGCTGTGACTTCCTCTGACTTCAACACCGTCAAGGCGCTGGTTCAGGGTGAGATCAACACGTTCTTGGGCTTCACGTTCCACGTGCTTGGTGATCGTACCGAAGGTGGTCTGGCTATCGATGGCTCGAACGACCGTACCTGCTTCGCATTCCACAAGGATGCGCTTGGTCTGGCCGAAGGCATCGCTCCTAAGACCGAGATCAACTATGTGCCTGAGAAGACATCGTTCCTCGTGGCTTCGATGTTCTCCGCTGGCGCAGTGGCAATTGACGATGAAGGTATCGTCAAGATCACTTGCCGCGAATCTTAATCTAGGAGGTTAATCATGGCATTTTCTGCAACCGGTTGGGTAACAGTGTGCGCTGCCAAAGCTGGCAATGCACCCTCGATGTACCTGTATAAGACCGCTGACACTCAGGCAACCGTCAACACGGCAGACTACTTCCTGTCGCTGAAGGACACCCTGAAGGTTGGTGACATCATCTTTGTTTACGACACGACTACTCCAAGTCTGGTTCTGACCTACGTAAATGCTGTCACGTCTACTTCGGTAGACATCGCTGACGGCACGACCGTATCTGCAACTGACACGGACTAATCCGTAAATAGGCAACACAGGGCTAGTTCTGGGGCAACTTAGGACTAGCCCTTTATTACATGAGAGGCCACGATGGCAGCAGGCGACACTCCAGTTTCTATTTGCGCTGACGCATTAATCCTGCTAGGTGCCACCCCTATCTCGTCGTTCAACGACGGTACGGATGAAGCCAACTCGTGCGACCGGCTGTACCCAGATGTGCGCGACATGGCATTGTCCATGTACCCTTGGTCTTTTTCTTACAAGAAACTTAAGCTGGCAAAGCTGGTAACTACGCCAGCAAGTGAGTGGGCCTACGAATATCAACTGCCGGGTGATCGCATTGGCAACCCACGTGCAGTGTTTGAGACTAACGCTTTGTATGCCCGCCCCGTAAAAGAGTGGGAAATTCAGGGCGACAAGCTGCTGACGAATTACCAAGAAGTCTACATTGACTATCCGTACCAGACTCCTGAGTACGCTATGCCTCAATACTTTGTTCAGCTTCTGAAGTATATGATGGCATGGCATTTAGCCTATCCGATTACAGAGCAAGAGACAAAGACAGCTTACTGGCAGACTCTTTCAATCGGCTCTGCGGCAGAAAATGGCCGTGGCGGATACTTCAGGCAAGCAACAAACATCGATGCTCAAGGTCAGCCTCCGCAGGTTATGGAGGACTATGAGCTTGTGGCTGTGAGGTACTAATGCGCTTCATCGACTTCCAGACTAACTTTAGCACAGGGGAACTTGATCCCTTGCTGCGTGCGCGTGTTGACATTGCTCAATATGCAAACTCGCTGGCAAAGGCTACCAATGTCTTGATCCAGCCTCAGGGTGGTCTGCGTCGTCGTCCCGGCACCAAGCATGTCCTTGAGTTGCCCAACAGCAGCACGCCGTCAGCAGCCAATGGTGTAAGGCTTATCCCGTTTGAGTTCTCGGTAGACGATAGCTACATGCTGTGCTTTGTGGCTGGCAGGATGTACGTCATTAAGGACGGCGCTGTCATTAGTGCTATTAATGGCGGTGCAAATAACTACCTGTCCGTTGCTTCGATTACTGGCGCTATGCTGTCGTCGCTGTGCTGGACGCAATCGGCTGATACGCTGATCGTTGTCCACCCAGACTTGCAGCCAGTAAAGATTGTCCGTGGTGCTAATGATGCGTCTTGGACTGCTACGACGATTACGTTTGACAGCATCCCGAAGTATGCGTTCTCGATCAGCACAAGCAACCCTGCTGCGACACTGACTCCTTCTGCTGTGTCTGGCAATATCACGCTGACTGCATCTGCTAGTGTGTTTAGTGCTGGTAACGTCAACCAATACATCAATGCCAGCCCACAGGGCCGATGCCGCATTACCAAGTATCTTAGCGGTACTTCGGTTGAGGCTGTTACAGAGTTTCCATTTTTTAATACGACGGCCATTGCTTCTGGCGATTGGGAGCTTGAGACTGGTTACGAAGATGTCTGGTCGAGCACTAAAGGCTGGCCGAGGACCGTATCTTTCCACGAAGGCAGGCTGTACTTTGGCGGAAGTAAGTCCCGCCCGTCTACTGTCTGGGGCAGTAAGATTGGCCTGTTCTTTGACTTTAAGCCAGCAGAATATTTGGACGATGATGCTGTTGAGGCAACGCTAGACACTAATCAGCTTAACGTCATTGTTGACTTAATCTCTGGTCGTGACTTGCAAGTGTTCACCACTGGCGGCGAGTTCTACGTTCCGCAGACAGGCACAGAGCCAATTACCCCGACGACGTTTACCTTTAAGGGTGTCAGCCGTAATGGCACTAAGCCCGGCACTAGGGTAGAGTCACTTGAGTCTGGATCGCTGTTTGTGCAGCGTCAGGGCAAAGCACTCAATGAGTTCTTGTTCTCAGACCAGCAACTTACCTACATTACGCAGCGTATTTCCCTGCTGTCAGGACACTTGCTAAAGGGTCCTACTCGCATGGCTTTGCGTCGTGCAACGTCCACGGACGAAGGCGACTTGCTGCTGGTGACAAATTCTACCGATGGCTCAATGGCTGCCTATTCTATCTTGCGTAGCCAGCAAGTTATTGCCCCGTCAGAGTTTATTACTGACGGAGAATTTCAAGATGTTAATGTTGACGTAACGGATATTTATGCAGTTGTTAAGCGTGTTTTCAACGGGACGACTCGGTACTTTGTTGAGCTTTTTAGCAATGATCGCTTTACTGACTGTTCCTTTACTGGTGGTGCTTCAGCTAGTGCGAGTGGTCTTCCGCATATTGCTAAGTCAGTAAATGTCATTACCGATGGCGTGCCGCAATCTAACGAAACTGTTAGCGGAGCTGGCTCTGTAACTTTTGATCGTGCCAGTACGACAAGCTATGAAGTTGGCTTACCGTTTACTGTTTACGTCAAGACGATGCCGGTCGAGGTTAAGCTTCAGACTGGTAGCCGCGTGTCATTTAAGAAACGGATTACTGAGGTAAATGCACTGGTTTACAAAACGCAGCACATGAAGATTAACAATCAGCTATTGCCATTTAGGAACTTTGATAATCCACTGCTGGACATCCCTGTGCCTGAATTTACTGGCACCAAGCGGGTTGTGGGTATCCGTGGATATAACAAAGATGCGTCTGTGATTGTTGAGCAGACATTGCCTTTGAAGATGACATTGCTCGGCCTTGAGTATAAGGTCGCTGTGAACCAAGGAACGTAACATGGCTGAACCATCTACAGGAAGTACGGCATTAGCAGGGGCCACAGCAATTGCTGGCTTTGCTGGCAGCTACGCGGCAAGTAAGCAGGCTGAAGCTCAAGGCTATTTCCAGCAGGCGGCCAATCTTGTGCAGGCTCAAGAAAACCTGCGCATGGCAGGTATGCGTGCCGATAAAGAGGTTGAGTACGCAGAATTGGCTGCTGCCCGTCGTCGTCAGCAAGTAGAGTTTGACGCTATCAACTACAAGATTCAGACTAACTATATCCTGCGCCAGTCAGCCAAGGCTAATGCTTCTGCGCGTGCTCGTGCTGCTGCATCTGGTGTTGCTTACGGCGAAGGTTCTGCTGCTGGCATCCAAGAGCAAAACATCTTGCAAGCGTATCGGGATGTCGGCATTACTGATCTTAGCGCATTGGCAGCAAAAATCTTTGGTTTGGAAGATGCAACGCAGATTTTGCGTGCAGGATATGACAGCGCATTCTTTGGCCGTGAAGCAGCTATTTCCAGCACTCGTGCAACGCAGCAAGCAGGTAAGTATGTTGTCGGCGGAGCAAGCATGATTGCTGACGCTAAGCTGTTCCAAGGCGGTATGCAGTTCTTGCAGACATTCCCGTTTGAGGGTGCTAAGCAAACTGTCAAAAGTCTAATAGGTGATGTGCCGCTCAATAAGCAGGACATTACCTACAACGTGACTAGGTATGGGATTTAATCATGGCAGACATTCTTCCTCGCGTAGAAGGCGGTAGAGCACAAATAGCTAATGTGCCGGGCGCTGTGCTGCCTAATGTATCTATGCCGACAGCAAATGTCAGCGCAGGATACGAAGCAGCATCGCGGTACAGCGGATCGTTAAGCAATGTTATCGATCAGCTATCTAACCAGATGTTTGGCATGGCCGAGAAGTTTAGCCAAAAGGCTGGTCTTCAGTATGCGGCAGAGAATGGCCTGACTCAAGACCAACTGACGGCTATTGCCAAAGGCGATGTATCGTCTATCCAGACTGGCATTGGTTCTGACTTTAACGTCTTTAGTGCTGCCGTCAAAAAGTACCGTGCGCTTGAGGTTTCTGGTTATGCAGAGATTGAGGCAAGAAATGAACTGCTGAAGCTACATGCTCGTGCCGAAGCCGGTGAGGATATTACCGCGTCTGACGTACAGGCAAAGGTAGCCGCTATCTTAAAAGGGCCTAGCGAAGCCCTGACGCAGATTGACCCAGAAGCATCGCTAAAGTATCGGGCGACTATTGCTAGATTGGGTGGTGATGTCATTAAAGACATTGCCCGGCTAGATGCAAACAAGCGTATTGCAGCAAATGGAATAAAAGAAAACGTCAACTACCAGAACACAATGCGTGAACTGGAAGTAATGTTTAGCAACGATCTTCCTGTTGATAGGGAGACCGGCACTCCGTTTCCGGTCGGTGATCTTGTCAATGCTATATCTCAAGACCTTGGCAATAAGGCATTGATTCTTGGTGGCGCAGACTTGGCAAACAAACGTGTTGCCGGGATGCAGAAAGACATTGACCAAGCACTAACAAATGCTTTGACAAAAAAGGTTCTTAGCGAGAAAGCATTTATTGATCCGGCATTAAAACCAGCATTAAGGTCAAACGACATGCTTGAGCTTGGCCGTTTGCTTACGCCAAGTGGCGCTGCTGTTTGGGCGTATGCCACTGAAGACGTAAAAGCCAAGGTGCGTCAGGCATTAACAATTGCAGAGAACGATGCTTATATTGCATCGGAGCGTGAGGCAAAGCGCCAAAAAGACGAAAAGCTAAAGTACACCCATGACCGATTAATAGAGTATTACGAAACCGAAGATACCAACAAACGCCTAGCTATCGCCAGAGACATTGCGCAGAACGGATCGTTTACTAATGAGGAACTAGCTAAGTATCTTGATCCAAAGCAGCAGGATGGCGATGAGTATGTCTTTGGAGATTTGTGGCACCAAGTTAGTAGTGGCGCAATTGAGGACCGCGACTCATTAAAATCAATCGCCCGTCGAACCGGAATGAGTGGTAAGCAATATACACAACTTGTCAGGGCCTTAGACGACAGACTGTTTAACCAAGAGGAAGGTGAGGCATCAAGAGAAATAAATGCTTTTGCAGGGGTTGCGGATGTTGTAACTGCTAGAACTCAGGGTGATGAGGCTAGGTTTGATAAGCGCAATGCAGTAAGAAGTCGTTATATTGCGGCAAAGAAAGAGCTTGCGCGTCAAGGAAAGTCGTATTCTCCACGTGCTCTTGCGTTAGAGATTATTGGAAATTATAGAGATAATGACGCAAAAGACATTAACAAAAATGCAGCAAGAGACAGCATTAAGTCTATTGTCGATCAAGCAATTGAAGATAATAAGAAGAAGACAGGAAACAATATCTCAATTAATGCAGACTCATTAACTGTTAGTGATGTTAATGATTTGGAAAAGAGAAAGATACTTGACTCCAATCAAGCTCTTGCCATCCGTAAAAAGCTTGAGATTATTAACAAGGTGCAACCATAATGGCTAAAAACTTTGACGAAGCGTACATGGAAATGTACATGCAAAGCCGCTATCCAGTCTCTAAGACTGTGCCTAGCGATGCTATGCCTGCAAAGTCTGGTGCTGTTGGTGGCCTTGAGGTTACACCACAGCGTGCAGCGGAGTTGACTGCGGCTACGGCAAAAGGTGTTGCGCAGGGCTTTATCGGCTTGCCCGGAGACATTGAGTCTATTGCTTATGGTGTCAAAGAGATATTTAAGCGTGGCGCAGACGAGAGCAAGATTGATGCTTTTCTGCGTGGTATGAGCGAGAAGACTGTGCTGCCTACGACCGAGGAAGTCAAGGCTTGGCTGGACAAGAACGTGGGCGCTACCAGCGAAGAAGGTAAAGGCTTTGAGCTTGCTGGTGAGTTTGGCGCTCCGGGCGGCTACGTCAAAGGCGCTAAAGGTATTGCCAAGGGTGCTGCAAACATTGCAAAGAAAGTGAGCAAGTAAATGGCTATCGATGATCGTTCGCTCGAAACACGGCTTGGCGAGATTGTCCCGCAGCAATTGTCATTGCCTGATCCATTGCTTGCTAATGTTGATACGTCGATGCCGGTTGACGCTGAGTTTGCCGCTGACGAAAGCATGGAGCCGGTCGAGGTTGCTGGCTTAGGTCTGATAAAGGGCTTGCTGAAATCCAAGTCCGCAGCAGCAGCAAAGGGTGTGGCTAAAGGTTCTGCATTGGCTGATGAGGCTGCAAACCTTGGCGGTAAAGTCGCCGCTGAAGTTGCCGAGCCAGCTAAGGTGGTGACGCAGCCTGTGCGCAAGAAGCCGGGCAAGCGTCCTGTGCAGGAACAGGTTACGCAGGCACAGCAGCAATTAAAGGCTGTTGAGGCAAACATTGAGCAAACGCCTGCTGCTGGCACTACAGAAGTTAATGTGGTCAACCTGAACCGCATTGAAGGTCCAGACGACTTTAAGCAGATGGTTGAATCGCTTAACCGTTCTGCTGGCATTGGCACACAAAAGCTTAGCTGGGAACAAACCATTGCTGATGCTAAAGCAAAAGGCTTTGGTTCCGATCTGATTGCTGATCTTGAGCAAATGCAAAAGATGTATCAAGAGTTGCCGTCAGATATTGTCAGATTGCGCATTGCTTCGTACCAAAACAACAGGGAGATATTTGACCTGATGAAGCAGGCGTATCTTAATCCTGACGACGATGAAATGCTGGCAAAGGTCTTATTCAAGATTAATGCTGGCAATGTGATAAATGAAACTTATAAGCTAGCATCTACTCGTGCTGCGCAGGCTACGGCTACCGGTCGTATAACGATTACGCCCAATGTTGCTGAAGACATTGCATTTGATGTTGCCACTAAAGTTCCTGCGTATGACAGCGCAGAAATGAAGGCCATGCTTAATACTGAAGGTGTGCGTCCAGAGCTAAAAAAGCTCATGGAAGCTTACTTGCAGCTTACGGATGAGGGTGCGCAGCTTGAGTTGATTAACAAGGTTGGCAAGGGCGGTCTTACTAGAGAAATCTGGGATAGAACTTGGAAAGCTGGATTGCTCTCTGGAACCGGCACACATGTTGTTAATGCTGCATCTAACGTCACATTCCTTGCTAGTTCGTTAGCAACCCGTCAGCTTGCTGGCGTAGCTGGTGCGGCACGTAGGGCTGCTGGTATGGGTGGCGAAGTTGAGCTAGGTGAAGCGGCTGCAATGCTGGCTGGCATGGTTAATACATGGCGTGATGCTATGCGTCTTGGGTGGACGGCATTGAAGACCGGTACGACCCGTGAGATGCGAGAAGGCTCCGATCTGCTTAGCGACGCAGGAATGAAATATGAAACCAACAATATGATTTTTGACGCTCGGCAATACGGGCTAGAAAATGAAACGGCAATTAAGGCTGCAAATGGTTGGGCCAATTTTGTAACGCTGCTTGGAACTCGGCCCATCATGGCTACGGATGAGGTTTTTAAGTCTCTGGGTTATCAAGCAGAACTTCATGCTCAAGCATATCGTAAAGGCGCTCAAGCTAGACGAGAAGCAATTACTGCTGGCAAGTCAGCAGAAGAAGCCGAGCAAGCTGGCCTTGAGGCTATGGGCAAAACAATGTCTGATCCGGGAAATGATGTTCAAGCTGCTGCCGAAGACTTTTCCCACATGATTACGTTTAGCCGCAAATTAACTGGATCGGCTGCTGCTTTGCAGGAATTAACTAATGAGCATTTGCTTGCTCGTATTGCAATGCCGTTCGTCAAAACTCCTGTGTGGGTAACGAGCGAGTCAATGCAACATTCTCCAATGGCATTTTTGTCATCACAGTGGAAAAAAGACATTAAAGCTGGTGGGGCAAAAGCAGAATTGGCAATGGCTAAGTTTGGCATGGGAACGTCGCTAATGCTTGGCGTTGGAAGTTTTGTTGCAGACGGCAGGATTACCGGTGGTGGTCCCGGAGATACTGCAATGCGCAATGAGTATCTCGCATCCGGCTGGAGGCCATATAGCTTTGTTTTCAAAAAAGGCGAGTGGGACGATGATTTTGTTCAGTATCTAAAGAGCAACAACATTGATCCGTCTATTGGCGCTGGCGACAATCTTTATGTTCCTTTCCGTGGGATTGACCCGATTGCTGGGCCAATGGCAATGATTTCTGATGCTGTTGAGTATGCAAGATACGAGGACGATCAAGATAAGGTAGGTCAGGTTATTTTGGGTGCTGCGTGGGGTTTGTATAACTACGTAAGCCAAATGCCTGTTATGACGGCTATATCGTCTGTTGCTGGCGCCTTTAGCCAAACAGTACCCAATCCTAAAGCAGCGTTCCGCGCAGCCATAGACGCTACGGTTAAGCAGGCTACTGGATATGCTTTGGAAGGTTCTCCCGTGGGGATATTCAGTTCTGCACGAGGCCAAGCGGCACGAGCAATTGACCCGTACAAACGAGATGTGTCTGCCGATCCAAACTTAGATACTGGATTAAAAGGTTGGCAAGAAGCATTCAATTATTACAAGTCGCGTACTCCGGGGCTGTCTGAAGAATTGCCTTTTTCGTATGACTACCTTGGTGAAAAGGAACTTCGTGGCGACCTTGAAAACCCTTGGCTGTCTTCTTCAATTGGCGTGCGTTACAGCTCGACCAAGCAGCGCGAGGCAGATAAGATCATTATTGCCACAGAGACAAAACTGGAAAAACCGCGTAGGAACCTGACGGTGGATAAGGTCAATGTGAAGCTGACGCCAGAGGAATATTCCTACATGATGAGTTCTTTGGGCACCCAGAAAATTCCGCATTACGACCCAAAGGACAAGACGGTCAAAAATATGACTGTCAAAGATGCAATAGTTGCCGAAGCATTAATGGATGAGTTTAAACAGCTTGATAAGGACCAGCAGCAGAACACCATCAAAAAGCTGTACTCAAAGTACGTCGAGATGGCTAAAGCTGATCTTTTGGCAACTAAGCCGTCTGTAATGATTCGCGCAGAAAAAGCGAAGGCAAGGCTTCCAATATACGGAAATCCTTGATAAATTAGCAAAAATCATAGGAGCCTGAATTATGGCTGATTACGCAATATCCAACGTACCACGGCGTGTGGTCTATTCTCCGAGCGGAGTAGGCCCTTATGCCTTTACGTTTGAGATTTTGTCGTCAAGTGATATTGCCGTATATAAGGGCGATACTCTCCTGACGCTTACCACTGATTACTCCGTAACCATCAATGCAAATGGTACTGGGTCTGTAACTCTGGTGGTAACTGCTGGCACTAATAACATTACGATTGTCGGCTCTAAGACAATTCAGCGTACCACAGACTTTACCACTGGTGGTGACTTCTTTGCCAATACGCTGAACGATGAGCTGGATGCGCAGACCATCTTTATTCAGCAGGTAGCAGAGACAGCAGAACGCGGCATGAAAGCGCCTGTCACTGATCCTACTGACATTAACATGACGCTGCCACGTAAGGCAGATCGTGCTGGCAAGTATCTGGCATTTGATGCAAACGGCAATCCAGAACCGGGGCCGACCAGCTCGAACGTGGATGACATCGCAGCAATTGTCGATGAGATTGAAACGCTGGCTGCAATTGATGCGCAGATAGTTACCGTAGCAGGTCAGTCTGCACAGATTGCAACACTGGCTCCTATCTCGTCAAGCATTACGACGGTAGCAGGTATATCGTCAAGCGTGGTTGCCGTCGGCGCTCTGAACTCTGCGCAACTTACAGCCATTGCTAATGCTACGGACGAGATGGCAATTCTATCTCCGCTGGCAGACGAGATGGTGGCGCTGGCTGCTATCGATACAGAGATCACACAGGTTGCTGCTTTAAGCTCTGCTCAACTTTCTGCTGTTGCAGGCCAGACTGCAAACATTGCAGCTCTTGGCCCTATCAGCGCTCAAATTATCACTGTTGCTGGGCAGTCGGCACAGATTAATACGCTTGCTGGACAGTCTGCGCAAATTTCAGCATTGGCATTGCAAACAACAAGCCTTGCTGCATTAGGTCCAATCAGTGCTGACATTACTACCGTATCAGCCAACATAGTTGATATTCAGAATGCTGAGGAAAATGCAGATGCTGCTGCCGCATCGGCTATCCTTGCAAATGATTGGGCAACCAAGACATCTGGAACTGTAGCTGGCGGAGAATACTCTGCCAAATACCATGCACAAGCAGCATCAAGTAGCGCATCTGCTGCAAGTTCTAGTGCTTCTGCTGCGGCAGGTTCTGCGTCTGCTGCGGCTGCAAGTTATGACAGCTTTGATGATAGATACCTTGGAGCTAAGTCTTCTGCTCCTACGTTAGACAACGATGGTAATGCACTGTTGACTGGTGCTATTTATTGGAATACAGCATTAAATCAATTGTATGTGTGGACTGGTTCTGCTTGGGATCAGGCTGCGTTTAGCATTAGTGGTGCTGTTACTAGTTTTAATACAAGGACTGGCGCTGTCACATTAACAAGCACAGACGTTACTGACGCTCTTACATTCACACCCGCAACTGCTGCATCTGTTTCTGCAATACCTGATCCAGTGGCAATGGCTTTAGTTTTTGGGAGTTAAATTATGGCACTTAAAGGCAAGCCAATTGCTATTGGCACAAGTGATACAACAATATATACCTGCCCATCTACCATTGAGGCATCGGTACATGGTTTAGTATTTGCAAACAATACTGGTGGTGCAGTAACTATTACTCTGAAAGTTTATATTCAGAGCTTAGGTACAACTACTACTGTTGCTACTGGCATATCTGTAGCCGCAAATTCTACATA